AGAATCGATGCGGCATAAATAGCCAGTGTAGTGTAATAAACCAAGTCGAAATGTTCGTGTCTCCCTTAATCCCCGAGAGCCTACTAATTAAAGCGGGTAGTGCGGGGGATCAGAATGCAAATACATGCATTCGAGAGACAGATAGTAAATCGGTCAATCTATTAAACAGAAAAGTAAAATAATGAAAGGGAAAGGAACATGAAAACGGAAGATTAAATAACACGGGCAGAATCAATTACGAATGGAGTGTGGATAGTCGGGTGGACATGTCTCTTTTTAGTTGTGTGTAAAAGAGTAAAACACTTATGCAGTCCATGAGTCTGGGAATAAAGCATGGTGGTCGTCGCTTATGGCGGTTTGGCCGTAGATGACTGGGAGGAGGTCTTGGACACCGAAATGAAACTCGTCGCCTATACAGGCGAAGACATCAAACTCGATGGCCTTGAGGCCACCCCAGTCTTCTGCAGAAAACTCGACAGCTGCTAACAGACTGCGTTCGCCATCGAAAATGGCGTCATACGAGGGTTCGTCGTCGTATGATTTGGATACCAGAGTTGTTGGATTGATGGAGTCGTATGGAATTTGGATCTCAGCTACCCTACTCTCATTGAAGTGGGCCATAGCGGTAGAATTACCTACTTTGGCTTCGTTCATTGGGAATTGGACAGCGAAATCTCTCAACATCGCATCGGTGGTCGTAAAATCTGGTAACCACGTCACAAACGCTTGTCTACTCTTGATGTTGATACTGGTTATTTCGGTGTTACGAATCGGTCGCAAAATGATTTTGAAATTTAGCGGACCGCGCCAGTTGCGGAATAGAGAGGACACCTGCGTCATAAGTGATGGGAACGCAGTAAATCCTGGAATCGGCATACGAAAAAGTTTGTATTCGTGTATGTCGTGCTCAAGGTCTGTGAAGCGGAAGCGTTGCATTGGGGCATATCGCTTCAGCATTTCTCGGAGGTCGGTGTAACGCTCACCGTAGTGAGGAACGCCTCCGGAAGGATCCATGGTCATACATCTTGATGGGGCTAGTACGATCGGTTCTTGGTTATCTCCAGTCTTTGGATCAGCTATGACTGTAGAGCTCTGCGGGGTGACACGCTGAGCTTTGAGAATTGCGAGTTCTCTGGATGAAATCAACTCATATGATGAGCCGCCTACTCTCGGAATCTTGAAATCCGAGCTCTCGACGGAGGAGAAGATTTTCACTCCTACGCTTGTTGCAGCACCTGACGCAGCTTGCAATTGTCCAATAACGAACACGTATAATTGGCCGAGTGACTCAGTGTTGGTCAAGTCAATAAAGTCCTTGTAATGCTTCCATGGTATAATGAAATCGATTACAGCGGACTCGGACGGCTGTACTATACAATGTTGGATGGATAGTAGTTGGGGTACGAGTGGTGCTGGGTTGGAAAAATGGCCATTGCGTTGTGTTGGGTGCCACGCTATTCCAAGAGCTCCCTGATGAAATCGGGAGGCTGTGATTTGGACACGTATGCGGATTTGCTTGCAACGCCAATATGTGAATCGCATGAATGGTTGTGCTGCGATGTCATTCTTCAATAGATCAAATGGTGCGTCGTATCGGGCGAGAATAGTTCCCACAGCGTCGGTAAGTGCCCACGGAAGTGTTGCAACTAAATTGTCTCTTGACAACATAGTTTCAATAGTCCATGAACGCTCACCCAAGTGGGAAGCGGCTCTCGAGCCTGATGGGTTAGCAGTTAATCCCGTTTGAACGATGCGCTCAGCTGGCTTTTGTTCGGCTAGCTGAACACCTTCGGTATTGGTGACGGTGATGACTGCTTCATCTAATGAAGCTTCGCCGGATTGAGGTTTTACACGGCGAGGTTTTTCCAGTTTTGGTGGTGGAACTGGTTCGAACTCCGAATCAGTGCTGAATTGTTTTTGCAGTTTCTTCGTTGGGGCGGGGTTCGATTGGTACTCCTTTGGAATTAAGCTTGAACCGAATGGTGTGACTAGGTTCAACTCAAAGTCGTCAGCAGCACTCATGAACACAAAAATGTCGCAGTTGGGGACAACATTTGTGGGTACTTTGAGTGGTACATCAACTCGGAGCGCTAAACTTCCAATGAAGTAGTCGACGAAACGTTGAAATTCGTCGGTGCGGATGTCGGCGAGTTGTTCGCCGTGCCATACTTTCTTCCATGGTGTATCGGCCTCGTATGGAACGCGGACTTTGATAAAGTTGCCAGCGTTTCGAAGCGTGTAGGAAGTCATATATTGGGACGCAGATTCTGCGACATCGGTTGGGGGGGTCTTTACAGCCGGATGGGATGTGACTGAAACGCGGCCTTCATGAAAACTAGATGTTGCGAACAAAAAGCCGAAGTCTATGCCTCCACGCCAGCGAGAAAAATTCTTGCTGATGTAGGACATCATAGACACGGTGTTTGGTTCGGGGAAGTTTTTATCTCTCATTTCTGAGAGTGGGCCAACGTATTGGGTGTAAAGAACTGTGCCAATTGGATCGGTGGTTTTCCAATTGAGAGAGGCAACGTATGTCATACGCGAGACAAGACGGGCTATGTTGGTTTCTGAGTCAGATGTTCCAAAATGTTCTGCGTCCACAAATTGTTGAGCGGACGGGTCCATAATAAGTTTCGAGATGTTCTCGACGTTGACTGAATTAGCCATGTATTGCATGTCTTTGAGGACTATGGGAGCCGGGTTGACGGATGTTACGGGCTTATCTAGGCCAAAGAGAGTTAGGGCATCTCCCACGATATTGAGTGGTTCTACAGCAGAATCCACAAACTTTTTGATTGTGTCGCCAATCTGTGATTGGGGGGTGACACGTACCGGACCATCTAATGGGTGCGGAATATTGCGTGCGGGGGTGCATGCATAAAGTTTGATGGGTACTCCTATAGTTCCAGGCTCAGGTTTCTTGGGAAATTTTCCTACCTCTGTCCAGGTGTCGGGTTCATTGGACATATCTAAGGCTTGTAGTCGATCTACTAAGTCGTCTTGTTCTTCACGAGCTGTTTTATAATTATCAGTCCAAGATGGAGGGGGTAGGTAATTATCACGTTGCTCTTTGAGGATCTTATCGTGTTCTGCGTCTAGTATTTCTTGTTGACGCTCTTGCTCAATCTCTGCTTGAGCTCGAATAACTCCGCGTAAAAATCTGCGGAAGCTTTCTCTGTGTTGGGCGGTCTCGAAGCGTCTAATAGCTTCGTCTAGGTTGTCGTCTGGGCTTGATTGGGGTGTTACTTTGATGATATCTTGCATGGTGTTTGATTGATTCGCAAGTTCTGTTGTATCTTCGGGTGTGATATTCAGATAGTTGCGTTTCTGCTCCGTAGTTGGACGGGTACCATAGTTTCGGGTGAAACCAAAATCATTATTAGGGTCAGTTACTATTCCGGTTTGGGTAAAGCTGTTGAGGAGATCTTGATAGCAAATCAATTTGTATTGCGGGCGTACTTTTCGTATGACCTCTCTTATCTTTTTAAAATAAGTGGGGCCACTAAAAAAGCAGTTACGCAAGACACAATTTGCATTATCCTCAGTGGCTTGCTCTATATCGTCGCATTTGCGGATCCAGTTGATGGTTTCTAAGTTCGCAGCCTCGTTCATTATGGGTACATGATACCCCAATAACGAGCCTGTTGTGTTTTTAAGAAACTCAGCATCCTGGAGGGAGACATGGTTGTCTCCGGAACTGGACTTACTAGGAGTGGTGTATTTGATACCTAGGCCAGCGAAAAACGCTTGGACATCACTAAAAGATATAAACTTTAGTAATTCCTCAGCGATCGCGATGATGTGGTCATCTCCATAAATAACGGAGGCAGTGTACTTGCGATACGACTCGACTGATCTGTGCAATATTGGGGCGGCAGTCAGCCACATCGCACGCAAGTAGCACTCGGCAACGAATGTATTGATGACGACGGTCTCGTCACCACCACTGGCATTTCCTCCTGCTGTAAACAACACCACATTGCGGTATTGTTGCATACAAAAGGAAATTTCATCAGTGATGACGCGACGTGCGAGTGAAAACTCGTCATCGTAAAACTCGTTAACGGTTTTGACGTATGCCTTGACAAATTGAATCATCAAGGTGCCGTCAAAGGCTCCAAAATCTCCGGCAATGCATCTATTAGAAACAGCCTGCAACCTATGAATGAGTGTGTTCCACTCTAGGGAGGCTTTATTGATGCCTATAGCCGAGCTTGTACGCATACGCGATTGATAGACATGCGAAACAAACGCCAAAAAGAGTTGGCGAGCAGTGAGGATGTAGTCAAGAGGGGCGGAACAGATAACACGGGTTTTTCCAGACTTTACTTTTTCTAATGAGCGACGCTCATCTTTCAAATGCAAAATCCAGGGTATACCGTATAACCTGAGTCCCTTCTTGGCTTCATCCATACGCAGTGTTGTCAACTGCGCAAGCTCCTTGTTTCGTATTTCGTATCGGCCATTGTTCATGGCAAAAAGCTTTCGCTTTTCGCCGGTAAGGGCAGGATTTCGAACGTATGGGTATCCAGCGGAGGTGGACATATTTAGCGAATCAGCATAAGGTATTCCTTGAATGCCGTTAATGGCTTCGTCTATATTATAGACGCGACGTTCTCCAATAGTTGGAACACTAATCCACTCCTCCGAGATAGAGGAGCGGATGTGCTCTACAAGTTTGGGATCTAAGGCGGGTGGTTGGTACTCGTATTTGTTGACGGCGTTGGCAAAGAAATCTGGGATGTCATACTCGAGTCGTTTGTCGAACTTGGACAGGATGGCAGGCTCAGTTGTGTGAGGGCCAAAAAGCTCGAACAGGGGGCTCTGGACTATGGTAGTATTGGTAGATGTTCGAGCAAAAAAGTCGCTTGTTCCTTCTAATCGGAGCACCCCACTAAGTGGAGCTTTTGAGTATTCCTCAGCGGTGGTGGCCAGTGTAATTGCTGAGCACTGGGGTAAAACAGTGCTGAAGGAAATATCTTGTCCTTGGCGTTGAGTAAGTGCCTCACGAGCAGCCTCTAACTTTGACTTAATAGTTAGAGTGGCGACGGCGTCATGGGTGGTTTCGTCTGTGGCTAAATGCATGCCAACAATAGCGGGTTGTCCGTGCATGCAGAAAATGGGGCTTCCACAGTCTCCTGGCTCTCCTCTGTATGAATACATGAAGGCTTCAGAAACTATAAAAGTTTTTCCTGCAACGTCGTAACAAACACGCTTTTGTATAGCGGTTATTTTGCCGTGATGGTGTTCGATATCAGCATGGGCTGGCTTATAGACTAAAGATGTGAAGTCTTGGTCTTTAAGGGGGCCAGTGCCATTGGAAAATGTTCCAATGATATCGCGAAACGCACCTATAACGTTCTCAGGGATACGGTACATAACCATATCACGTTCTTGCTTTTGGTAAGCATAGATGATTTCTAAGCGTGACTTTTCGAAAGCGAATTTGACTTTGGTGTCGCGGCCTGGGATTGCAATTGCAATCTCAGTGCCATCGGCAACAAGGCCATCTTCGCACATGAAAACATGTTGCACGGTGATGAAATCTCTTCCTCCAACAAAGATGATGTTGGCGCGTTGTCCATTGGTATAGATAGAACCAATGTTTTTCTTAACCATACTGACGATTGAAGTGTCAGCTTGGGAAACAACAGCGCGAGCTTTGCTTGTGGAGGTTTCGCCTGACTCGGGTTCAGCCTCAGCTGGTTTCTCTGAGCACCAATATCCGGTGTAAATTAGATAGGCTGTGAGAGAAACGCCAAGGGATCCGAGAACGGATATAACGCTAAAAGCAGTTGGCTTGGTAAACGACGCTTTGAGGTTGTTAACAAAGAATGTGAGTCCAATACCAGCAAGGCCAACAACTTGTAGAGCATAAACAGATGAAAAGAATCCAACTGTTAATGTTTCTATAAGAAATTGGTACCTACTGGTTTGGGGCTTAACCTGAGTTGCAGCGGCAGCTCGGGCATAGTCGTTTGGCGTTTTAGCGGCGGTCTTGAGGGCCTGTCGGAGGCGCTCGTTTGTTTCCTCTGGAAATTTGGCGAGGAATGAGTCGTATGACTGGACAATCTTACCATTGCTTGATGTATGCTTGATAAAAGCTTCAGCAATATGTTCCTGGAGTTGGGCGAGATTCATTCTACGAACCTCAACTCCTCCTAGGACAGATCTTTCGTCAGTCTTAATGGGGACCTTGAATCGAACATGGTCAAATGAGCCAGCGATGGGCTTGATGGCACGGCCATTTTTGTCTTCATGCCACACAGCTTCTATACATACGTGCATACGCCTATTGATAGCGTCAGCACTTATGAGAGTTGTGGGGTTGAAAGCAGCGATATTAGTGGCTAATCCAATTACTGGGGCGGTAAAAGTTGTTCCTTTAACGCCAATAGTATCGGCTTGGGTGACATCAACGGAGGCCATAGGGAGAAGTGCAACAGCGTTGGAGACAATGTTGCAGAAGTTCTTAAAATCTTCTTCATCTCTACCTTGACCAAAGTCGTCATAGTGGACTATCTTGTGGGCGGGAGTATAACCATCCCATGTATCACTACCAGTTCCTCGGGTGTAAGTTTGTTCCATGATCTCGGTATATGAGAGACCAGGGAATATAGAGGAATATAAGAGTGGAAATATGGTGGATTTTCCAATACCTGGGGGGCCAAATAGTCGGATGACGAACGGTTCGATGGTTCGATTTTGCGGACGGAGGGTAGCATTGATCAGCTTGTACATCTTGTCCAAGGCGGTGGAAACCTTGGCAGTGGGAGCTAATGATAGATCGGATAGCTCCTCTAACACTTCAGAATAGGCAAGTTTGCCTCCAGCTTTAGCTTCGCGAATATCGTCGTTGGATGCCTCTGTTATTATCATGTGATGGACAACATATGCGGCAATGACGAGTTTATGCAATTTAGATTGCTTGTCTTTCATACCTGAATAAAACCAGGCGTCAGCGTCTGTAAATCCTACCATTTTTCGCAGGAAATTTGGTAGAAAGGTTAAAAGACCTCCGAAAACACTGATGAGATTCTTTGAAGTGCTAAAGATTTTGTTGAAATCACCACACATGGGACCAAACTTCTTCAGAACACCCTTGAGGGAGAGTGAACTGAAAAAGCTCGAAATCATGTTGATGAAAACACCAAAAGCTCCATACTTGGTTGGAGATTCAGTTGTTTCGGATTGTGCTGAGCAAGCGTAAATGACATTCTGCGGTATTTCTGGCTCTTCGAAATCGAAGGGTGTGGTGGACATGTCGCGAGCGCGTGGGATCTTAGAAGCCTCTTCTATTTGGCAAACTTTCTTGTTAATGCCAACGAGAACTTGTTGTTCTTCGTGTGTAAACATGCTTTTAAGCTCAATGTCTTTTTGCTTGGCTTCTGCGGCACTAGCGGCTCTAATGGCTGCGATATTTTCCGCCTCTATCTTCTTGTGAGCTTCATTACGATGGATAAGAAACTTATGTAGAGTGCGATGGGCATAATCCTTATGTGGTGGATTATCTGGGAAAAGGCAGTCAATGATATATGCTGGAAGATCTTTAATCCAGCGAAGACGCAAATAGTTACACCACTGGGCTAGCGGTGTGTGGCGGATGAGAGCCATCAGAACGGTGAAATTCTTGAGGAGGCTACCAACGGTGAAACTATCAGTGAAAAAGCGTGTGATCGAAATAACGACAGCGGATGCATGTATGGCTTCATGTGTGCAATAATAAAAGATGTCAGCAAAGAATTCAAGGACATCGCACATAAATTCAGAAAATTTGGCGACAGCGCCAAAAGATGAAATATCGGCACGAATCTTCTCTGAATATGTTTTGAGGCGTTCGTACATAGCATTAAAGGCACTAGAAAATGAAGCACCTGCGGCTACAGCGGCGGATTTGACCGAGGAACCAGCACTAGAAAGTGAGGCGCCTTGGGCAACGACAAGGGATGGTAACGGGGGGAATTCAAACATATCTAACTCGACTTTTTCTTCAGGATTTGATGGGGCAGCGAGTGATTTAAGGAAAGCTTTACGTGAAGCTCGATTATACGCATGAGTAGTTTTAATGCGTATATCTAAGGGGACATGTGGGATGTCCCCGCAGACACAACATGAAAGTGTTGTGTCTACTTCTGCAAGGGTGTATTTGGATGATTTGCAGAATGAGCAGCGTGTGACAACGCAACGGCAGTCGCGTTTTACGGGTAAAACAGCAATGCGAGTGCAGTTTGTGCAGCGGATGGGTTGTGCTGTAACGTCAACGGTTTCACGCTCGTGGTCGCATGAAGGCACGTAGCAATTCAATTTGGAATTTTCAATCTTGATATTGAAAATGTTAAATTGGAGGCCATGTTTACATTTATGATGTTTATTATAAACGTCGATGCGTTGGGAGCCGGTCAAAAGAGGATTCTGATGGAAATCCAACCATGGAGAAACCCCAACAGCAGTTGCTGTGCGTTGGGCGTATCCTGCGCGGTTGTGAGTCACTTTTTGAGCTCGAGCGGATAAAATCTCTGTTTTATCCTGGGTGTGAAAGTTGGGGGCTGGTGCCACAGCCTTGTTAGCAGCGTTGAAGCGCTGGCGTTGTCGGTGTATAGCTCCGGTGTCGATGATCTTTTCTTGAGCTTGGGCAAATAGCTGGATGGTGGACATAGGGGCGTAATTCTTTTCTCTAGAGGCTTTAGGTTTGGTGCTCTCTTCATCACGAGCTGATTGGGGTGTAACTCGGATGGGGGTAGTCATATCAACATAGGATTGATAGGACTCTTCTAAACTTAAACAATAAAACTTTGATATATCTTGCATGGAAAGGTTTGTATTCATTTTAACGAATCCAGAAAACGGAGTATCCTCAAGGGAGTCTGTTTGACTAGAAAATCTGGCGGAATCGCCGAGGGTTGATTGAATCATTTGGATCAGTACATCATCAGTTATGGGAGCGACTTTACGGGCATTACGGTTCGGACGAGGAATGTTATCACTAAGAGTGGTAGCATTTGAAGTGGAATTTTGTGAAGTTTGAGTAATAGTGGATTGCGGGTTTGGTGAAGTTAAGTTATTAGTGGAAACGGAATTGGGTGAAACTGAAGTATTTGTGGAAGCGGAAATTGCGGAGAACGAAATTTTAGAAATGTTTAAAGTGATCTCTTCGGTGTATTATTACTTAGATTGGTTGGTCTAGGTAAGTACATGTGAAGAAAATCGTCTCGTCTAAGACGGATATCAGTACAGAGGAAGTCGTTTAGTAAGAATAAAATAGTGATATAATATTCTATGAGGGGGGAGTAAGGATATAAGTGGACAAAAGTTCAGCCTAAGGTACGATGGTTAATCGTAAATAAAAGGGTTTAGTATTGAAATCAAGGTATAGT